GGTTATCTGATTACAGTGGATGACCTGCTAATGGCAATGAGGAAACTGAAAAATGAAGGATGAGCAAGACCTAGTTTGGGAACAGATATACAAGATAGCACGCATGGCAGCAACAAGAAGCAATCGCATGCACCGCAATCTTGTAAGCGTTGATGACATCTACCAACACCTGTCCCTGTGGGCGCTTGAACACTGGCATAAGATAGAGGAGTGGAACACTGATGAGTCTATGCCATACAAGTTACGCAAGACTTTCAACAATGAAGCACAGAAGTTAGTTGCCAAGGAGCGAGCAATCAAGTCGCGCTCGCCAATGAGCGATACTTTCTATTACACAGCCGAGGTATTGCATGAGTTGTTGCGTGATGTGTGGTCGTACGAAGGTTGGGATTCTGCATCCGACATGTCATCAGAGTTTGTATCTAAAAGCAGTAAGCCCGCCGAGGGTAACAATCGCTTGGCTCTGCTATCGGATGTCAAGCAAGGTCTTTCTGTCTTAAGTGAGGCTGACCAAGAGTTGTTACGCAATCGTTACTTTGATGGTGGCATGGAGTTCGATGATTTATCTGTCTTATACGAGGCAAGTGAAGAAGCCATGCGCAAGCGTGTCAAGCGTGCCATCATTAAGTTGCAAGATAGATTGGGTGGCGAGCCACCTGTGTGGCGTGCTGGTAGAAGGCGCAAGAGTAATGCCCAAGCACAAGCGGAGTTAAAGGAGAACGAGTAATGGAAAAGAAACTTAGCAACAAAGTGTGGTTATCTTACGGTCTTAAGTCAGGATTTGGTATTGGCTTTGACATTAGCCGTTGGTATGTAGCCTTTGACCTTGGCTTCTGGTACATCGGATTGGAGTTCTAATGATTATTGGGTTGAGTGGATACGCACAATCAGGTAAGGACAGCACGGCAGAATTGTTGTGTCTTAATTACGGATACACACGCCTTGCCTTTGCTGACCCTATGCGCCAAGCGCTAATGGTTATCAACCCTAGATTAGATAGCATCACGCGTGTCTCTGACATGGTAGAGGACTACGGATGGGATACAGCCAAGAGGAATCCAGAAGTTCGCCGTCTATTACAAGTGCTGGGCACTGACTTTGGGCGCAAGATGTTAGGCGATGATGTGTGGATTAACATTGCATTATCAGGTATTAAGTCAGAAGATAAGATTGTTATCTCTGATGTGCGCTACCCTAATGAGGCGGATGCAATCAGAAAAATTGGCGGTATTGTGTGGCGTATCAACCGCCGTAACCATAGTGCTGTCAATGCTCATGCATCAGAGCATGCGATGGATAACTATATGTTTAATTATGTTATCTACAACGATGGAACTCTTGATGACTTAAGTGAAGAAGTGTTCATGCTTGCTAAAGAATTAAATCTTATTTCTTAATACATAAGAAAGCCCGCCAGAGACAGGAGAGAATCTAGCGGGCTTCGTTACTATCCTATCATGGACTGTGTTGCGGGTCTGCAATCGCCAATCCTAAAGTCTTGCGCATCTTATGTCGCATCGGTGGTGTTGTGCCACCCCATACTCCATACCTTTCACTTGCTAAGCCCCACTCAAGGCAAGCCTGCATCGCTGGACAGTTAGCACACATCCTCTTAAACATGCGCTCCTCGTCACGACTGAATAGTTCTTGTGCTGGATAGAACACATCGGTATCTATGCCTCGACAGATAGCACCTTTCCAAAGTTGTGGGTTGTATCTTAAGACATAAGCAACTAACCCTTTGCCGTATCTGTTGATGCTACCTTTTGTTGCTATAACTTTATGATGCCTTGGTTTAAATGCACTCACTTCAACTCCTTCTCGATAGCCTGAACTGTAGGGCATGGGTATGACAAACTGCCACAGGCGCAACCGACAAAGGTTGTTTCGGTAAATCTTCCTTGCACTACACAATCCTTCGGCTTATGTAGTTCCATTACTGCACCAAGTGCAATGTAAGGGGTGTCTAAAGTTCTGCTTTTTCTATAGTGATTGCTGTTTATGTTAGATAACAATTCGTTATGAGTCATGTCTTAATACCAACCCTTGGCTAAGTGATGGGCGTATGCCTTGCATACTCCGTTGCTTCCATATCTGTGTTTGATATAGCGCAACCCTGCATCCACCTGCAGATAGCCGTTAAGGGTAGGTTTAACCTTGATGTTCTTCCATGTTGCTGGCATTAACTGCGCTATACCTAGAGCCTTACTCCTTTTGTTAAGCGCTTTGGGTCGCCAGTTAGATTCCTTAGTCCACAATTCATAGAGGCAAGGGTACTGCTCAAGCATGTTTGCTTCTACTAATTTGTCAATGGCATAGCGTTGGTAATCGTTCTGATAGTAAGCAATTACTCTGCCATGTGGTGGCTTGACTAACTGCTGGGCTGGCTCTCTCAATACAAAGAGCAAGCCAAGTATGATGGTTGTAATAATCCACAGTCGTGCATGTGGGTGTATCTGTCTTAAGTCATTAAGCATTACTATCCAACTTTCGCTCGGCTTCGGCATGCAAGAAAGTATCTATTGCTTTTTCTTCCATGTCTTTCTGCTTCTCGGTACAGAAGTCGCACTTCTCGTACATGTAGTTCATAGTCTTAGGGTTCTTTACTACAACTCCGCACCCTAAGCACTGCATTAAGACTGTCATGGTGTCTCCTTTCTTGAGTGTTCCTTTAGTGAATCAAGGAAGAAACCGACACTCATCTCTCCATCTTCCTCAATCTTATCTGCCCATGCTGGCGCTGTGATAAACCTTCCATCCAAGTCAAGCCATGTAATCTCAAACCCATCGTGGTCATCCCAGTGCAGGATAACCCGCACCTCTTGCCCATCAAAGGTGATGTTCATGTCCTTGTCGTATGCTGTTTCTGTCTTAAGTAATGCACCAACTTCTAATTGCTTAGTCATCTCCGTACATCTCCTCAAGTGTGTCGTATGGTGAATCGGGTTCGGTATCTTCTACATCTTTACCAAGGGCAATGTCGTCACCCTCTAGGTACTGTGGCTCACTCATTTGTTTCTCCTGTCTTAAGTTTGGTTTCGTATTTAATCATTATTTCGTGCCAGTAATCGAACCACTGGTCTGTAGTGCTGGCGTTGCGTTGCTCACGCGCTCGCTTGGCTAGTGTGCGCGTGGCTTTCATCTCTTGTGGGTTCATGTCTTAAGCCACAACTCTCTTATCAACAACTGATTGCTGACATAGAACAACATGGCTGTGCTTGCATGTGCATTGGGGCGCACGATTCTTAGTTCGTCTTGTGACTATCTCGATAGAGGCATCGCATGAGGTACATACATACCAGTAACTGACCCACTCTCTTGTTAATGTAGGCATTAGCCATACACCACCTCTCCAAGTACAGCCACCTGCAAGACTGCATCACCGCAGATAGCATCGTAATCATCGAAGTCGAACAAGTCCATAGACACCTGCTCGTTGGCGATAGGTAGGGCTTGGGCTAGTTCCTCAATGCCAACTATCTTTTCTGTCTTAAGTAAGGACACCTCATCTATGGCTACCAGTTTGACCTGACCAATCTTGTCCCATGATGTATCTCCAAGGTATTCACATGAGTACCAATGAGTGCCAAAGGATTCCCATGCTGAACCAAAGACTGCATCCCATAGTTCCTGACGATTGACCTCAACGCTGATTGTAATCTTTTCATCTGACATGTTAGTTATCTCCTGTCTTAAGTAACATTGGGATTGAGGGCAACGGCTCTTTGACTTCTTGTAAATCTATAAAGTCATACTGCCCACCCTTGGTACGGCGTGAGTAGTTCGGTAGTTCCTCGTACTCAATCTCGTTGCATCTGATTGACTCAAATAATTCTTGAGCCTTCTCCAAATTAGGTGCATCAAAGGCGATGACACCGTAATCTTCTTCGTGGTACCTGTATGTATAGCGTGGCATTTCTATTCTCCTGTCTGTAGTTGTTGTTGTAATTGTTACCTGTTTACCATGCGGTGTCAATAGAATTGAGGTGTGATGTTGGACACATCTCTCGTTGATAATCATGGAGCGGGGTATCCTGCGGGGCATCCAACCCCATCCACTAGACATGATTCGGGTATGTCCCATATCCCAAAGGATGCTGATACTGCATAG